AGTAGTTCTATCATTATTATTAATTACTAAAGGTTTTCTATTATAATTAGTTGTATTTAAAGTGTTTCTTACTCTTCTGTTACTATTTAAAGTATTTTGTATATTGTTGGTTACTAGTCTATTTCTATAACCATTGATATATGAAACATTCCCTCTTCTACTTGAATTCCAAACTACATTGTAGCCTGAGTTATTAAATGGTCCTTGGTACCAGTTATTCCATGGGTTATACGGTCTATTCCAACCGTAGTAGTTATACGGTCTATTCCAATTATGCCAGCTGTTCCAACCCCAGGTATGATGAAAAGGATAATTAAAAGCCCAATCATTCCAGAACCAATTGCTATAAAAATAAACATCAAATCTATTATAAGGTCTCCAAATACCTTCTAATCTTGGATTATTCCAATAAAAAGAATAAGGTTGATTCATTGCATATTGAGCAAAATCATACCTAAAATTAAAATCATTTCTAAGTTTTCTCCTTAAGTCAGATACTGAGTGTATAGTGTCTACTTGTGTATTATTAGTTCTATAGATACTATTTATTTGTCCAGCGGTATTAAGTGAAGAGTATTGCCATTGAACACTACAACTAGTTAACGTAATTGATAATATTAGGAGTAGTGTTAATTTTTTCATAATTTTAATGTAGTTGGGTAACTCTTATAAATAGGTTCGGTATTAGGGTTTTCTAGTAGATATAGTTTATAGATCGTTTGAAATAAGTCAAAATTATAATCTATCTCATCTATATTTTTAATTTGCCATCCTTTTCCTTGGTATACTCCTTTCTTTTTAGAAGCCGATCTAGTACTAGCTTTTAACCATATAATACCTGTTCTATCTATTTTTATTCCTTTGACTTCTTCTATAGCTTTAGCATAAGCTGCTAGTTGTAGATTATAGGCTCTATGTAAAGAATTAGAAGTTTTTAAATCCAACAACCAAGTTTCACCGTCCATTTTTACTAATAAATCGGCTGTACCAGCATATTTAAATTTATCAGAAAATACAAATTCCTCAGTAGAAATTAATTCCGGTTTATAAGTAGACCAAAAATCATAAAATTTAAGTATCATTTCCCAAACTAGTTGAGAGTATTTAGCATTACCGTAATCGTCCATCCAGTTGACTTCATGTCCTAAAACTAATGATTCAGCTGCTTCATGTACTTGAGTACCTTCCTTTCCTGCTTTTCTCATAATAATATCTGCACTATGGCCTACGTCTTTTAACCAATTGTCAAAAAACTTATTCTTTGGCATATACTGTAGAATAGTAGTTACTGAAGGGTAGTAGATGTTTTCATCTCTTTTGTAAACTCTACGATCTAAAAAATTAATTTGTTTTAAATCTGGTTTAAAGGTTAATCTATTTTTTGAATTCTCTTTTAGGATATTTGTTCCTTGCCTAATCATAAATCTAGTTTTTGCTCCAGAATTTTTGAAAAATCTAATTCTGTTGCGTTCTGTACTAACTCGGTAAATTCTTTAAAGCCCATTTCGGATGGGTCTTTACCGGGTAGTTCAATTAAAAATACTCTAAATCCTGCTGCAATAAGTTTTTCAGCAATTTCTAAAGCTTGTGTTTGTGCATCTGTATCTAATGCTATGTAAATATCTGTTAAGTTACTTGTTAGTATTTTTTTCCATAACGAAGGAGATAAACTCTTACCTAGTAGAGGAACAGCGTTCCTTTTAATAGCTATAGCATCAAAAGCTCCTTCACAAAGTATTATAGGTTGGTCCCAATTGATTAAATTTTCGAAAAATACTATATCTTTAGAAGTTTGTGGATTTTTGTATTTAAAATAAGCCCCCTCGTAAGTTCTTCCAATAAAATAGTTGAGCCTATTGGATGCAGAATAGCTTGGGATAATGATTCTTCCTCCATATTCTCCAGTTGTTGTATATCCAACACTATATTTAATAAAATCATTGTCGGTAAGTCCTCTCTCATATAAGTAATTTTTAACTTTATTAGCTATTATAGAAGTCTTAGAAGCTAAAAATAAAGGTTGGTATTCTTTGGGTAATTCAACAGCTTCGTTACTGTATTCATATTTTAAGCCTTTCTTAACATACTTAAGAACTTCATGTGCTTCTATTTTAGGAAGTTTAAGTTGTTTAACTAGAGAAAATATACTTTGACCTCTTGTCTTACATACCCAACATTCCCAAAAATTCTTACCTTCATCGTTAGTAACCATGTTAATTTCTAATTTAGGTTTACGATGGTTACAAAAAGGGCAGTGAAAAGCGTGATTGTTTCTAGCTCTTTTATGACTTTTTCCTAATACATTTTCTAAAGCACCTAATAAAAAGGTATAGTCCATACTATATAGTTAAACTATAATATACGAAAAATATTATTAAAAAACAACTAAACGTCAGTCATTTTTAATTTACCAGATTTAGGATGAACCATAAAGTTATCAGGTCTAATATCTAATTCATCTGGTGGTATATTGTGGTTTTGAGCTTCTTTTTCTAATTTATCTATAAATTCATCTGGTATTTCTCCTTTATATTCTCCCATAACCTCCATAGTAATTATACCCAATTTGTCATTTAATCTCTCTACATTGAAAATGTAAACAAAATTATTAGTTTTTTTTCCTGATAGTTTTTCAGCATGATCTAATTCTACAGAATCAGTTGTAACCTTAACAGCTTTGCCGTTAAGAAGGTAGACAGAACCGTAATCTCCTGAGCCCAGGTATTTTCCTCCTTGATCTTGTATTTTATCTATTTCACGATTAAAATCAGGATCATATTCTAAAGGTCCCTCTAATATGATTTGTGAAAGTTTCATCTACCTTGTCCTTTATAAGCTTTTTTGTAGTTTTTACTATTTTTCAGCTTGGAAGTCTTACTTTTAGCATGCACTCCTGGTCTCTTTTTATTTTTAGAACCATCGTAAGAACTTAAAACTATTTTAGCCATTACAGTTTAATTACTTTTAATTTTAAATTACCAGTGCCTTTGATTAATCTATGATAGACACCCTTTCTAATAAATAGTCGTTTTAAACTCTCCGGATTATTATTATCGTATTGAAATTTCCAATCAGTTTCATTAAGAGGTTCTATTATACGATCTTCATAATCTCTATGCCATACTAACTCGTCTTCAGTAATATCTTTACTAAATGTTCTTATATCTTGATTTTCAATATAAGGTCTACCAGTATCCTGAGAAATTTCTTTTTCCACCTAATGATTTCCAATAACGCCCGATATTACAAGACCAATATCCGGGTTTAGTTTTATCTTTCTTTTGAGCACATTTATGCCTAGCAGCAAATGAGGCTCTTGCTCCAGGTTCGTCTATTTTAACATTTAAACCTGTAGTACCACCAAATGATACTTTAACTACATTTCCTTTTTTATTTTTAGTATAAACTATAAATTTTTTAGAACCTCCTCTACGAGGTTTATTTAAAGGTACTTCCTTACCTCTATATTCAGCTTCAAATAAATCATCTACACTGGCACCTTGGAGGTATCTATTATAATAGTATTTAGCGTCTTTTCTTACTCGTTCATCACTTGGATATTCATCTGGCGCTGCTCCAGCCATCATATCATCTCTAGTCATTTGAACAAAATCATTGTAAGTTAGTTTTTTATCTTCATCAAGCATAGGAAGATCTAAAGGTACTTTTTCACCTTCAAAAACTCCGTATTCTCCTATATCGGTATTTTCTAGTAAGATTGTATCTTCTTCATTAAGCTGTATATAACCGTCTCTCCAAGCATCTCTTGCTTCGGCAAATAACTGTATAAAGCTCTCGCTAGAATAACGGTAGACATTCTCATGTAACGTTAGATCATTATCTAAATGATACTGTAATGATGGTAGGCCTATTAATTTTTTTAAACTTATCATATTATTTCATTTCAGGGTGGAAAAGGAATTTTATTATCTTAGCGTCTTTTGCAACTTCTTTACCGTCTATTTCTATACCTATTGGATAGGGTTTAGTTTTATCATCAGCCCAATATGCTACATCGTAGCTTTTATCTTCATTACTGGTTACTAATAGGCCTCTGTTATAAGTATCTTCCTCTGCTTGCAAAACTACCATCTTACCGGTTGGTAAAATCATATCGCCCATGAGTTTAATATCTCCTTCGTCGTAACCGTCGTCGTTGTATCTATTTTCTTCGCTAAGAATTATATCACTTATTTTCATTAATAAAATCTTTTCTATAAAATTTACCGAGAATATTATCGTTGATATAATTATTTCGTGTCTCTAATACCTCATTAATAAATAGGTATTTACATTCAAAATATGTTAATTGTTTTTTATCTTTAACGTATTGCAGTATTTCTCGCTGGAAATCAGCTTTATTCCCTTCTTTTACTAAATTAATTATTTCTTTTTGAGAACCATAATAAGTTTGCCAATCTGATTCTGTGATTATTTTCTGTTTTAAAGGAACTCTACCTCCTATACCTTTAGCTTTTCTTTCTAATCTTAAAGCATTTAATGCTCTTTTACCTAATCTCTTATTACGTTCAAAAAATAAAACTTTTTTACCTAAATATTTTCTATCTGTAGGTATATGGGTAACTACGTAGATAAATCCGTAAGTATTTTCAGGCATATCTTTGATTGAATTAACAGGTATACTTTTATAAGTCCAATTAGATTCAGTCATTATTTTAATGATTTAATAATTTCATCTACATCGAATACATTTTCAAGCTTTTTATAAGGACAAGACGTAACATCTTGAGCTAAATTAAAACCTTGGTATAAGTTTGAAGGAAAATCAACTTTTAAATCAAACTTATTAGCTTTAATATTACTATGTAGTTCATAACCAAATATTTCAGGTTTAGTTGTAATCCAGCAAACAGTAGATGGTAGATTATAAGCTGCAGCTAAGTGTTGAGAAAATGAATCTATAAGTAGTCTTTTATCTGATAACTGTAGTAGTATGGCTATACTTCTAAATCCATCTAGTGCATGAAGAGTATCAGGGTAAGTTTGTTGATCTTTTCTTTTAATATGTACTACTGTGTGAGTAGATTTAAATTCTTCAATTACTTTTTCAACAATCGGTTTAGGTATATCTCTAGTCCATGAATAATTATAACCTAAATTATCAGGACCACCATTAGGCTGTATTGTTAATATAGGTTTATCAGTTTTATAAAAAGGTTTAAAATAATCTATCTCAGCCTGAGTTAAGAAGATTTGTGGGGTTTCGCCATTGTATTCTAAATTCCATTGTTTAGCCCAAATATTTAATAAACTATCTTGACCTAGTATATAATCTGAGTGTGTGTAAGGATCGGAGTAGTATATCTTACAGTTTTTTTCTTTACCTAGAATATACTTTTCATAAAAAGCACCATGTTCACCGTTCTTATAAACTCTATCTACTGAAGGGTTATGTTTAAATACATCGGGGTATGCGCAAACTACTACTATTTTATCACTACTGTGATGTTTTTTTATAACTTTTAGAATAGCAGTGGATTGTATATGTTTACCTAAACCCCCTTCTACGTGAAATATAATTGTCATATAACTTTAATTATTTAGTAATATAGTAAAAAAAAAATTCAAAAACAACTATTCCCAAGGAAGGCCGTTGTCAAAAGTCTTGCTTGCTTTGTACACCACTATTTCAGCTATAGAAGATGAATTTTTTAATTCTATACTAGATTTATCGATACTGCCAGTAACCCAACCAATAATTGTACTTTGAGTTAAATTATTATAATTGATAAAATCTTCGTCTGATGTAGATTTACTGGGGAGATATAAGTCACCTACAGTTCTAGAACTAATAAAACCGTATGAGCATGAGTATTCAGTATCACAGCTGTAAGAGGCTGTTGTTACTAATCCGTCACTTAAATTCCTTACTACATCAAGTATTTCCCAGGTATGTATCATTATTTATATTAATTTTATCCAGCAGATATTTTCAAGGTACCCCCATCGTTCCAAACTTGGCCTGCGTTAGTTGGATCAGATGTTGGTAAATTTTTAAATACTACTACTGTAGTACCTGAACCTGAGGCTATAAAGTTATTAACAAAAGTAGTATCAGCTGCTGTTGTAGTAATGTCTTTACCAATTGCAAACGAACCTGTATGAGCTACTGTATTATTACATCCTCCTAATATACCTGAATAACACTTATTTGTATTAATAGTATTAGAACATCCACCCACGATTGATGAATAATCAGCATTAGTATTAGTAACGTTACACTTTCCACCAACAACTGATGAATAATCACCAGCTGCCACATTTTCACGACCTGCACCATTAAAAGTCCAATCTCCTGAACCGGTATTATACTGCCCTCCTACTAAAGCAGATTGTTGAGCTGTTGATGCTATTAAATTGTTTAGTCCTCCACCTATAACACTAAATTGAGCTTCAACTTTATTACAAGAACCTCCTGCTATTACTGTAGTACAAGCTGAAGCTGAGTTACACGTACCACCGCCTATAAATGCTCGTGAAGTGAATGATGCATTTGCATAGTTTTTAAATCCTCCGGCAATCACCGAAGTACCACCTGCATGATTTCCAGCTCCTCCTCCTATAACTGTATAAATTCCTCGAGCTGTATTATTAGATCCTCCTGCTACTACAACATATTTACCATTAGTAGTATTTACACCTTCTATAGAACCACTATATCCAATTTCATTACTGTAACCACCTCCAATAAAATTCCAAGTATCATCACCTGAGGAACCGCTTATGGAGTTGTTACTTCCACCAGCAATAGTTGATCTACCAGAAGCCTGTATTACATTTTGAATCCCTCCTGCTATAACGTTATGTCCTATGCTAGTTGAACCTGATAGTTTATTTAAGGAACCTCCCAGTATACTAGAAAATTCATGATGATCAATAGTACTAGAACCTGTAAGAGGCATTATAGATTGTGCAAGTCCTGAAGTACCGTTACTACCGGTTACAAAAACTTGGAATTTATTATCTAGACCTACATTAGTAAGACCTGATCCATCTCCTACAAATGAACCTGTAAATGATGATCCGGTTACTGAACCGGTTATTATTAGTTTAGTTGTAATTCTAGCGTCTCCTTGTACATCTAGTGTATGTTTAGGAACTTGAGCAAATCCTGTAGGGTTGATGATTACTGCTCCTGAAGTAGTATTATCAGCTAAGTTATGAATACCTATAGCATGTGAAGTTGAACTACCATAAAAAGCAGATATAGTTAAAGCAGATTGCTGCTGTGAAGCATCTATAATTCTTGAATATATTCCGTTATAAACAAAAGGATTACTTCCTCCGGTCTGATTAGCTTTATATTCTATTACCCCTAAGGTATCGTTGTCTGATGGAGCTCCAGCATTTCTAAATAAAACTAAATCAGGAGCTGAGCCTGCTCCGGTATCGGTAGATTCTAATAAAATATTTTCAGAAGTATTTGAAGTTTTAGCATGTATAGCTGGGTTAATTGCGCTGGTTAAAGAACCTACAGTAATACTACTCCCAGTTATTGATCCAGATACTATTACACCAGTCGCAGTTGTTTCGAATTTTTTAACATTGTTTGTATATAATTCTATACCTGCATCTTTCGTAAATTTAGCAAACGTTTCGCCTGCTTCACCAGACTTAATTTCAACTTCATTATTTGACAATAACATTAAATCCCCGGCTCCTGTTTCTGATATAACAGCATTGTTTCCTATTTGTTTTTCTATAGTAAAATCTCCATCCATTGTAATTTTAGAATGACCTGGAAATACTAAATCTTTTCCTGTAGGGATAGAAATTCCTGAAGCTGTTAAACTACCGTTTATAGTAACTTGATCTAAAGAAAAATCTCCTTCTATTAAAGCACTACCACTTTCATTACCGATGTATAACCTATTACTTACTGAACCTGCTGAAGCCGGTCCTGCGTGACGTCCTATAAAAATATTATTAGTAGAACTTCCAGTAGTATGGAATCCTGCTCTATAGCCTAAAGCAACATTACCATTACCTGTAGTATTGCTATACATACTTAATGAACCTATAGATGTATTTGAATCTCCGGAAGTATTGCTATATAGACTGGTATGTCCAAGTGCTACATTATAATCACCAGAATTATCAGAATTTAAAGTTAAGTTACCTACAGCCGTATTGTAACTAGCGTTATTAGAGTTTAAACTTCGTGCTCCAACTGCGGTATTACCAGACCCGTTAGTATTCACCTTTATTGCTTCATATCCTAAGGCAGTATTTGACGTCCCGGTAGCATTATCTCTGAAAGCGCTGTCACCGATTGCAGTATTGAAATTATTAGTTTTGTCATCACTCTCTCCTGCTCTAAAACCAAAGAAGGTACTTGAACCTAAACCTATTTGAGAAACTCTACCATCTATTTCTAAAGAACCAGAAATAGTAGCAGATCCTGTATGAGACCCATCCCATTCTCCAGTAACTCCAGTTAGTCCTGAGCCGTCTCCTGTAAATGAATTTGCAGTTATAGAACCGCTCATATCTACTGAACCGCTCATAATAGCGCTACCACTAAAAGTACCGTCCCACGATCCTGTTACACCTGTCAAAGCAGAACCGTCTCCATTAAAAGAGCCGGTGAAAGCACCTGAAGTACCTGATATGATAAAAGAACCTGTAAGGTTAATTGATCCTGATATGTCTAAGTCTCCTATTGATAATCCCATTATATTATAATTATTTTAATCTTATTGCTATTATATTACCTGATCTATATAAACCTCCTAAAGGTACATTTCCAGCTGCAGCTTGGACATCATTTTTAAAATCAAGAGATTCTGATACCATAGTTAAAACTACATGTCCGTTTTTAATATGTAGTGCATTGCTATTATGACCTAAGCTTCTAGAAATTATTAATGATCCTGTTATTTGAGCTTCTCCAGTATAAGGAAATCCGGCACCAGCCACATCTGTTAATCCAGAACCGTCTCCTACAAATGAACCGCTAAATACAGAAGCGGATACTTGATTATATACGGTAAGTTGTTGTTTTTCAAAATCTCCTCTCAGCAATGGCTGTTCTGCATTGGCTCCGGTTCTACAACTATTACCTAAGTAAAACTGGAAGCATTGAGTAGTAGCTGATGATGGGCCCATTCCTGGTCCTATGTATATATTATGCTTTGAACTACCAATTACACAGTGTCCAGCTTTAAAACCTAAAGCAGTATTACCTTCACCGGAACTGTCACCAACTAATGTAAATGATCCAATCGCCGTAGTACAACTACCTTTAGCGCATAGTCCCGCACTATTACCTAATGCTGTGTTATACTTTCCGTTTGTATTTGCACAAAGAGCTGATTCTCCAACTGCTGTATTTTCGCCTTCAGAAGAATTCTGCCCTGCTGCGGCCCCTATAAATGTCTGACAGCAGCCTCCAGTACCCTTACACATAGCATTATTTCCTACTACGGTATTTAATTTACCGTCTTGATTAGCTTTTTGTGCATTGAACCCTATTGCAATATTACCACCGGGATTATTACTGACTCCTGTTTTAACTCCTATATAATTAGTTAAACTTGATAACCCTATTGCTATATTATGCTCTGTTCTTACTGCACAATTAAAACTATCATTCCCAATTACTATATTGTTAGATCCTGAAATTGCAGATCTACCTGAGTTTTGCCCTATTACTATTGTATCTCTGTCTACAGTACTACTAGGTAATGAATTTTCACCTATTCCTATAGAAGAGTTTACACTTACTAGACTACTCCTATTTGATATAACAATATTACTATCTATAGTAGTAATTCCTTTTAAATTAATTGCTGGGGAAGAACCTGAAACAACAAATGATCCTGTGATTGAAGCATTACCGTTCCTGGAACCATCCCATTCGGTTTCCGGTAAGTTAGTTAATCCTGAGGCATCACCTACAAATGAACCTGAGAAAGTTGATCCTGATATTGCAGTAGCGTTTGATAAATCTACTACTGAGCTAGATACCGTTAGTGAACCTGTTATAATTGCAGATCCCGAAAAAGGAAAATTATTTAACCCTGTTAACCCACTACCGTCACCTTCAAAAGACCCTGAAAAAGAACCAGATAGGATATTATTAGAACCTGTTATACCTGTAATATTTAAATTAGTTAAGCCTGAACCATTTCCTACAAAGGAACCTGAAAATACAGAACCTGATATATTAGCTACGTTTGTAAAATCAACTGTATTAGTTGATCCGGATACTACAAGCGAACCGGTAATCGAAGCGTTTCCTTCTCTAGACCCATCCCATTCGGCTGAGGGGGCTGGGATATTAGTTAATCCAGAACCATCTCCTTTAAACCCTACGGAAGAGGTAACACTTCCTGTAATTATTAGGCTGTTGTTAAAGATTTGTGAGTTAAGTGCCATGTTCTATTTTATTTAAACTTGTTTTTTAAATGCTGTGAATACTATATTTAAATCATAAGTTCCTGATGATGCATTAAGTTTTAATATTGCATTGGAACCATTTGATGTAATAGAGAAACTTGTTTGCTGTACGTTACTCCCTATAGAGACAAATTTGTCGGAAATACTATCGTTACTTGATTGATCCCATGCTCCTAATAAAGTACCTACTTTTTTCTGATTTTCTCCTGAGTTATATAAGGAATAATCGGCTTTAAATCCAGTATAACCAGTCGAATTGATCGGGAAAGTATAAATATCATTACCACCTGCTAATCCTGAGGCATAATAGTGTATAAACTCTGTCCCGACTCCGCCTGGGTAGCCAGTTGATGCTAGTGTTATGGTATCACTTACATCTAACGCCCCTGATACTATTAATGAACCGGTAATGGAAGAATCTCCATTTCTAGAACCGTCCCATTCATTACCTACTGATAAACCGGTTAACCCGCTACCATCTCCAACAAAAGAACCTGAAAATGTTGAACCAGAAATATTAGATACGTTTGTAAAATCAACTGTATTAGTTGAACCAGATACTGTAAATGAACCAGTAATAGAAGCATTACCGTTTCTAGAACCGTCCCATTCTGATTCCGGTAAGTTAGTTAATCCTGAACCGTCTCCTTTGAAGCCAGCTGAGGAAGTTACACTTCCGCTTAGTAATAAAGAGCCACTAATAGTAACTGAAGGAACTGAAAAGTCACCACCTATAAGAGGGTAACCTGAACCTGATGCTATATATAGTTTATGGCTTTCATCTGTAGGGAATGAGGATGGACCTGCGTTAGATCCTATATATACGTTTCCTGTACCTGTTCTTAAATTTACTCCGGTACGATACCCAGTAGCGGTATTGAATCCTTCATAAGGCTGTATTGCATTACGAGTTGGGTCACAATGATTTTTTAATGCATGATAACCTACTCCTACATTACCTGCGCTTTCTTGAGCATTACATAATGCAAATCTTCCTACACCTACGTTACCAAATCCTTTTCTTACTTGATTAAGAGCTTGTGCACCTATCGCTACATTATCATTTCCTACACATTGAGTAACATCGCTACTTTTTAATGCTTCATAACCTATTGCTACAGAGTGCCTACCTCTATGACATCTTGCTGCACCGACTCCAATAGCTGTGGAGAAGTGGTTAATTTTCATTCCTGATTGGTAACCTATAGCTATATTAAAATCTCCTACCGCTCTTTCAGCTGCTAGAGGTCCTATAGCTATACCTCCTAATACGTCTCTACCTGTTCCTGTACCTGAATTAGATGATGCTGTTCCATCATATGCGTACGAACCACTTCCTATTACTATAGTACTTGTAGTCTTATTATATATGTGTATATTTTGATCTATTTCAGTTCGACCTCTTAATTTAGAAATACCATTCACATCGAATGCACCACTAACAAAAGTCGAGCCTGAAAACTGTATTTTACTATTAGGGAATGCTATAGTAGTTAAACTACCTGATATTATAGCAGAACCGGTATGAGGAAAAGCATTAGCTGTGATGCCAGTTAATCCGCTACCATTACCTACAAACGAACCAGAAAATACTGATCCTGATATACTAGCTACGTTGGTAAAGTCTACTGTACTAGTTGATCCAGAAACGATAAAAGAACCTGTTATTCTTGAATCACCTACTCTAGAACCATCCCATTCACTAATTATTGATAGACCGGTTAAACCAGAACCGTCTCCTACGAATGAACCGCTAAATGCGGAAGCTGATACTGTAGAGTTTATAGTAACATGACCGGTACTAAAATCTCCTAAAATTAAAGGACT